TCGCAATCGCAAGTTTAATTGTTATCGCCGCAGCTGCACAGGCCGGTGATTTTGTTTCGTATGGTGTTGACCAAGTTACTGACCGTGTAAGCAACAAACAAAGTATCGCACAATATGTACGTGCTGGTACTACATTGGGTGGGTTCAATCTTGGATTACAAAATCGTAATGCTCGTACCAATGATAACCAATCTATGTTCAATAGTTTGGAACTTACCGTTGGTAAAACAGTTTTTGGTATCAATCCATTCGTTGGCGTTGGTTTTGATAATGGTGGTGACGGTGCAAAGCCATATGAGTATGGTCTAGTTGGCGCAAACGCTGGTGTTAAGGTTGGTCCTGGTTATGCCATGGCTGGTGTTAAGACCCGTGTAAATTGGGACAGCGCAAATCCAAAACAAACAGTTGCATTTGCTAGTTATGACATGCCAGTCATCAGCAAAGTATCTGTTGGTTTGGGTGTTAGCCAAAGCTACCAAGATATTCAGGATCGTGCAGTAGGACTTACAGTATCCGTAGGCTTCTAAATAGACAATGGGTTATGGGTTCCCAATAAAAACCCCACACACTTTACACACTAGGAGAAAACCATGTCAATGACACCCTTTGAAATCCGTCTTGAGCTTTTAAAAATGGCAAGAGATATGTTATATGATGAATATAATGCTCAACGTGACCGAATTCAATCTGAATGGCACGTACAATGTGAAAGCGCAAAAGCCAAAGGTGAAACGCCACCTTTACATCCGGCTTTACCACAAACTCCCTCAGAGACAGAAATCATCAGCAAGGCTCAAACCTTGAATGGTTTCGTGTCTAACATTCCTGTGGAACTTCCAAAAGTTACCAAGAAATCTGCCTGAGGGTTGGGGTCTAACCCCAAACACACACAAGGAGAACAAATGAAGTTGTCAAAAACTTTATTGATTGTATTTACCTCGTTATGCATACCCATTTCTGCCAAACAATATGAACCTTCAGTTAAGGAACAAGTTGGCGCAGACATTAATAAACAGGTTCTTTGTATTGCAAAAAACATTTACTACGAAGCAGCAAAAGAATCACATGAAGGAAAATTGGCCGTTGCACAGGTCACCATCAATCGTGCAAACAGCAAGAGATATCCATCTGATTTTTGCGGTGTTGTTTACCAGAAAACTGGTGTAACCTGCCAATTCACATGGACTTGTGAGAATGTGAGTCCAGTTAAAGATTCATATGCATGGGAAGAATGCCTATACATTGCTAAAAGGGCATTAACAGAATCGGTACTACACCGAGAGCTTGCCAAAACTAAGGCAATGTTCTACCATGCTGTCTACGTTAACCCCGGTTGGACCAATATCAGAGTTGTGAAGAAGATTGGTAACCACATTTTTTATACTAAAGGATAATCGTGCCTACGAAAACTGAAATTAATGATTTTAGTGAAATGATTTCCAAGTTGTCGTACACCTTAGGTGGTACACACATGGATGCAATCATTCACCATTGTGAACAAACTGGCATGGAGGTCGATGTTGCATCATCATTGGTCTCCAATGCATTGAAGGCTAAGATTCGTGAAGAAGCACAAGAATTGAACCTATTGAAGAAAAGTTCTAAATTGCCGATATGATTGAACTAATTGAAGTTAATACCGCCGAACAAAAAAGTTTGGTGAAAAATATTATTGAAAATAACCATTCTTATGTTCCAACAAATTCTTCTGTTGGTCGTAGAATTGATTGGTTAATTTTTGAACACAAAGATGATTCTCTACCGGAATGTATCGGTATGATTGGTATTGGTTCATCAGTTTATCCTCCACCAAAAGATATACTAAGATTCCTTGGCGTATCTAAAGATGAATACAAAAATAAATTCAACACGATTGCAAATAATTGGCGTTTTTGTTTTAGTAAATCAGTTAAAAATGCTGGCACACAAGTATTAAAACAATTGAGACTAAAATCCCGTGAAGCATGGAAAAGAAAATACGGTGATGATTTAACACACATCATCACCTTTGTTGGTGCCGGTAAAAATGGTGCAGTCTATCTTGCCGATAATTGGAAAAAAATAGGTGAGACTGCTGGTTTACCATCACACAAATCTTCTTCCATGAAATGGAATAATAAAACTGAATTGAAAGAACTTTTTGTTAAACCCACAGGTGAAAACAAAAAAATTATTTTTATTAAACCAATTGTCGCACTATGATTTTCTCGCTTGAAGAAGGTTCTGGATTTTCCGCCTTTGCTCTATATAATGCCATTAAACTTCATTTTACTACTGATAGCTACGATTATTTTAAGTATCACGGTAAAACCAACGTTACCAGAGATAACTTTGCCATCAGAAAAGATAAGTACACATTCTATAAGTTATCCCGTAAATACAAACTGGAAGACTTAAAGAACTTTTATGTGGCTAACTTTCTTGTTACCGAATCCAACTGGATTGGTGAGATTGCTAATCTGGAAGGTGAAGAAACATATAAACAATGGCAAAAAAGAAATCAGAGCTTGACTTATAGATTCGAACAAGATATAATAGGTCTTCTCAACGCAACACAATCACCAAATGAAATGTTGGTGGTAGAAGATGGTCAGTATCCGTTACTCTTAAAAGAGTTGACTTACAGTACCATAAATTTTGAAACGGTGTGTATACTTAATAACATTATGAATTTCTTGCCTATGTGGTCTAAAAAAATAACAGATGATGTTGTTTGGCCATCATGGAAAAGAAGAATTGAAAAGTACACACCGTTCATTGAATTTGATAAAGATAAATTGAAATTGATTTTGAAAGAAAGTTTGAAAGAACATGTTTCTGTTTAAAAAAGAAAAAATAGTATTGACAGCATACACGGATGATCCAACATTGTTGGAAATGTTTCCAATTCTTGAAGCAAGTAAAAATTATCCAGCATATTATAAAACATTGTCATCAAAATATCAAAGAGATGCCACAAAAAAGAGCCCGTATGTTGATAATGCTCCAGAAAAACAATCAACAATTCGTTCTTGTTATGGTATTAATAATTTTAATAATCATGGATTCATTCTTCCTATGTGGGGAGATTATTCTGTGGTAATGCATAATGGTAATGCTCATGCTGTTGGTGCAAATGAAAACCGGGTTTCTTACCATGATGCGAAACAATCTATGGGAGCGTTGGACTTATACCATGTGTTCAAAATGGAATCTCCATGGGAATTCACCTGTAACAGAGATATTAAATTCCTTATGATGCAAAATGTTTTTGCTGTAAATTCAGATTGTTATTCAATCACACCGGGCATTACAGATTTCTACAATCAAACCACCACAAATATTTTCTTAATGGTTAACAAGAACCAAAGTAATAAAGAAATAATGATTAGGGCTGGCAACCCACTTGCAAAATTTATACCATTAACCGATGAAGATGTTGAATTAAAATTTGAAGTGGTTGAAGATGTTAAAAAAGTTAAAGTCAAACCATTCAGATATTTCTTTCATAATGGTCTAACCAAAATGATGAGAGCCAAAAAAACTACTGCCGATAAGAAACCGGCCAAATGCCCATTTCATTGGAAATAATATGAGTAAACTAAAAATTTCTTGCATCTATCTGGACATGGATGGCGTCATTGCAGATTTTAAAAAAAGATATTTGGAACTATATGGTGTAACACCAGACAGTACCAGAAACAACAAAGAGTTTGGTGGTTTCTTTGATAAGTTTATTGAAGATGGTCATTTTGCAACACTAGAACTGATGCCTGATGCAATGCAGTTAGTGATGGCCTTGCGGAATGCATTGCCGCCAACTCAAATTCTATCCTCCACAGCCAATCCTAATAGACATGAAGCAATCTCTAAACAAAAGATTGCATGGTTGGAAACACATGGAATTGATTTTGGTCGTAACTTGGTTCCAGGTAAAGAACTAAAGAAATAATACGCAAGAACAGATACGTTAATCATTGATGATACCGAAAGTGTTATTGATGATTGGCGTGCTGCAGGTGGTGTGGCAATCTTTCACAAGAATGTTCAAGACACCTTGGTACAGTTGAAGTTTATACTTGACGGTGCC